TAAATATTGTTAAGCACAAAAGCGCCTTTCAGTCTAATTTTCAAAATCCTTTATGGTTAGTTGTCCCTTTGACAGATCGTTCATACATAACTAGTATTAAGACTTATAGTATGAGAATGTTCTCATCTACAGATAGTTTAAATTCCGGAAATGAAAACTCATTGAGTAAGATTACTAATAAATCATATATTGTAACTTACGTTAAAAGATATCTTGGTGATTTTGGTAAATGCCGTCAAAATTATATTAACTTATTAAATGAACCTAGAGTACTATCATTCCTAAAAAATGTTCACCCTTTCCAAGAAATGGATAACATGGTTAGATTTGTTGAACGTAGCCCTTTTTATAATAAGAAATTCTTTCAGAAAGTGAGAAATGAAATTGCTAGCACTAAACAAACATTTTTATCGAATGTAGCTAAGGCACAAGAAATTTCATCTTTTGATTTTATTCCCAATGTTACAGTAAGTGAACATGTATTCGCATGTCAGTACATTGTTAAACATTTCTTTAATTATGGTAAAAATGGATCCTACACACCTACTTTCGAGGAGGTTTGGCTTACTATTAATAAAAGAGCTTCAATTGGCTTACCATACCCATGGATTAAAAAGCGTGATATGAAAAACTATGCTTTCGAGATTTATTGTCAGTTCACAAGAGGAACGTTAGATTTAAGAAGACTAGTGCAGTATGACGAGTTCTTTACACCCTTAACCGGAGCTTTTGTTCGTAATCAAATTACAGACGGAGGTCTAAAGGTACGACTTGTATTCGCCGTATCATTTGGATTCATTGTGATTGAAACTTATTTTAACTTAATAATTAAACATCACACACAGGATCATTTTTGCCATGCCATACACGGCTATACACAGGTAAATCTAAGAAACTTAACTAGCTCACTTGACAAGTATAATGTACTATGCATTGATTACAAGTCATTTGACCAAGGTGTTCCCGCTTATGTAATATCCACTAGCGCCATGATATCAGCATCAGTTATGGGCTTATCCACATATGAATTTAGTATTTTTAAAACCCTCGTTGCTTATTTTATAACTTGCCCTGTGTTCCATCCAGAAGTAGATTATATGGAAAAGAAACGTGGTATACCAAGCGGAAGTGGTTTTACATCACTCTTTGGATCCTTATGCAATATGTATATGTTAGCTGCATCTATGCATCGATACTGTAAAAATAATAACATTGATATAACATCTGTTAACATTCTACTAATCGTGTCGTCTGATGATACCATGATCTGTACCGATTTTATAATTGATTTTGAATTACTACATTCGTTATTACACGAAATATTTGGAATGACAATTGAATTGGAGAGTCACTGTAATGCTGGTGAATCTTTATGTTTCTTTTTAGGCTCAAAATGGGTATTAGGTAACCCTACAAGAAATATCGATCGTATGTTAGCACGGATTTGTTTTGGGACTGGTAATTACCCAAAAATGACTGACTTACAAATGATTCAAAGTAGGGCCTTTGAAATTTTAGGAAATACTAGTGAGTATTCTAAAATTTTTGGAACCTTTAATATTCCTTACCCAACTAGAGTTTTCCGACCCCTAGAATTAATGGACTATCAGGCACGAATGATAGCTTTTAACACATTAGTAGGAAGTGAAAAGAGAGGCGTTTGGGAAGACGTAATACTCGACAGGGATTCTGCTGAC